ATCATCAAGCATAACTCTTCAGAATGACCTGACTTCCGGAGGGAAAAGTAGAGCGAATTAAGACCGTCAGTTATTTGATCTGCTGGGGAACCTTTATCCAAGCGGTTCAGCCCTCCGGCATACACAGCCTCGGGAACACCGGTGCGGGCGACGAATTTTTGGACATAGATGTGCTCACTTGAGCTAGCTGCGTCCAGCTCGTACTCAATCACACTATCGATTGCCTCATAGCGCTGACAGAGTGAGTTATAAAGTGTGGCCCCTACCATCATGAGTATGTGGTTGGGTGAACCATCGGCAGGAGTTTGCGAGGCAAACATTGAAAGCGCGTTGGTCCCGAAAGACGTATCTTGTGCCTTATCCAGCCACAGCAATAATTCTTGCGCTTTAGGATGGCCCCCAGATGCAGCCTGACGGAAGCACTTAATTGCGTAGTCAATATCATACGGGCTCACAACCCCCATACCGTTTATGAGAGATTGGTTATAGGCTGCGGAAACATGGCCTGCATCCACCGCTTTGGCGAATTCAATACTCGCACCATGGTAGTCGTTTCTCTGAAGAAAACTGATTCCTTTCGTGAATTGCTGCTCTGCCTGCATATCCAAGTTCAACATCTCCATTGTGAGGTACAAATTGATTGCTGCAGTTTTATTCCGACCAGAGCATCCAACGCTCCATTACGTATGATCCAGGATGATGGTACGAGTTCAATTACTCCGGCCTGGCCACCCCTCCACCAAACTCCCGACATAATTATCCCAGTGTCGAACGGCTCGCTCAGATATGGATTCCGGGCATTAGTGAGAGCATTGATGGATACAGCATTAACACAAGTTTCGTGTGAAGGCAGGATGAGCTAACAACTATCACTATTAGGCTTACTAAATCGCAGGCATTAAAAAACCCGCCTTTTAAGGGGCGGGTTTTTTGAGTCAACCGACGATGGGCCGAAGCCCATCGCAGTTATCCATCACGGGGCAATTAAGCTACGTGGGAGATAACACCGTTGTTAACGGTCAGGTCAGCAACGGTAACACCGGTCAGGGTGATAACTGCTGCGTGGTCAGCGGTCGAACCAGCGGTAGTCACTGCATCGGAGCTGCCGTAGGCTTCAGTTTCGATAACCAGTTGAACGTCATTACCTTTCTGAACCAGGAAGAACTCAGAAACGTTGTTGTCGCCAGTGGTCAGAGCGCCGCTGTTGAACTTCAGGGAGCTGTTCAGAACGATCGAGTCGCCCGAACCGAAGGTACCGATGGTGCCGTCGTTTGCAGTAGCGATCTTCGAAGTGAAGAAGAACACGTCAGACTTAGTAGCAGTACCAACTTCCGAAACAGCACCAGTAGCGATGTCGTGCAGAGTCACTTTATCAGTGTTGGCTGCTTCGAACTTGGTGATTGCGTCTTGAGCGTCGGTCGAAACCTTGGTCAGAGCAGTGTACTGGTCAACTACAACCTTGATAGCTGCAACTTTAGCATCTTCAGTTTTGGCGTTAGCCAGAACAGTTGTAGCAGCTTTCAGATCTGCCTGAGCAGAAATGTAGTCAGCACCTTCGCTACCAGCTGCGCCGGTGTTGCTGTCGATGTTGTTCAAAGTAGTAGTAGCGGTGTCCAGAGTTGCTTGAGTCTTGGCAGCAGCCAGACCCAGATCACCAGCTTTAACAACTTCAGCACCGTAGGTGGTGACTTTGTTCAATTCGGTAACCAGAGCAGCACGGGCAGCTGTTGTTTGAGCTGGGTCAGCCAAGAAGGCGGAAACCTTAGCAGCCGAATCAAAAACGTTGGCGCCAGTAACGCCAGCAGCAGTCGACAAGGTTGCGTAGGTAACAGTTGCGCCCGAAGCAGTTACGGAAGTGTTCAGGCCAGCCTGAGCAGATGCAGTAGCAGCAGCGTTTGCAGTGACGGCAGCGTCAGCAGCAGTGTCAGCAGCAACAGCGTTGTCGTAAGCAGTGATTGCAGCAGCACCGCCAGTGATAGCGGTAGCAGCAGTTTTAGCTGCAGCCAAGTCATCAGTAGCGTTCGAAACGTTAGCGTTCAAAGTAGCGATGGAGTTGGTGCCACCGTTAGCTGGTTGAGCACGAACGCCTTGAGCAGCGGAAAGCAGAGCATCAGCTTCAGCGGAAGACACGGAACCATCTTTGTTGGTATCGAAAGCAGCGTTCGAAGTAGCAACGGTTTTGCCGTAAGCGGTGATTGCGTCTTGAGCAGCAGTCAGAGCATTGATCAGGTTCAGAGCAGGAACTTGGCCTGGCAGAGTGCCGGTGCTGATGTTGTTCAGAGCGGTAGTAACCGAAGCAGGAGTGCTGTCAACGCCAACCAGTACGTTAGTACCAGCAGTTACGTTGTATTCAGCGCCAACGGTGTCAATGAAATCGTGACTCTAAGTATGGGCCAATGTTTTTGGGGTCTTTAAGACATTTAAAATATCTTAAAAGATATTTCCCACTGATACCCCATCAAGATAAGGACTGCGGCCCCCTTTCCAAGGAGGACTTGGAAGCAATAAGTCGGCTCAAACCCTTGATTTACAAGGGTGCACCCAACCTTTGCCACCCGCAACTTATCCCACATCTGTCCTAACGGCATTCTCTGCAGCAGCCTGAATTGCCTTGTCGCTCACCTGGAGCGTGAAGCCCCCAGCGGGCTGACCTTCGATCACCTGTATGCCTGCATCTTCGATGGCGGCCTTGATCTTCAGCACCGTGGACATGCGCGGACTCGTGACATTGGATTCCAGCCTAGCGATCGCAACAAGCGATACGCCTGAGCGTTTTGCGAGCATTGGCTGCGTCCAACCTAAAGCAGACCGAGCGGCCCGGATCATCGACACGACTAACACTTCTTGCGCAAAAGATATTTTAAATGTACTTTCGGCCATCTTTTAAATCCCTTGACACCTTATAAAATTAGAGGCCCATTATGAGCGTCATCGCCCTAACCGCAAAGAAACTTAAGGCGCTGAGCTGCCCAGCAGGCAAAGCCAAAGAAAATGTATGGGATGCCGGGTGCAAAGGGTTGATGCTTGAACTGAGGGAGAGTGGCGGTCGAACCTGGTATCTGCGTTACACCGACGCGAGAGGTAGGCCACGACAATTTCGCTTGGGCGATGCTAATGACATCTCGCTTGACCAGGCTCGCAAAAGAAGTGACGAGCTTCGGGGTCAGATAGCAATGGGGAACGACCCAACCGAAGCGAAACGTGAACTGCAGCAGATCCCGACATTTGGGGAGTTCGTCAAAGAACGATATATGCCTTACGTTATGGGCTATAAACGTTCCTGGTTTATCGATGAGTCGTTGCTTCGCAATCACCTTCTACCGAAACTGGGCAATCGCTTTCTAGACCAAATCACTAAAGACGACATCGTCTCCATTCACCAAGGCCGCAGAAATCAGGGGGGAGCCCCAGCTACGGCGAACAGACTGTTAGTGTTAGTTAAATATATCTTTAGCCTGGCCGTACGTTGGGAGATATCTGGGGTTCTCAAAAATCCTTGTACAGGCATACCTCAGTTTGAAGAAAACAATAATCGTGAACGCTATCTAACCCAAGAGGAAGCAGGAAGACTGTATGAGGCCATACAGTCTAGCGAATCGAAAATGCTAAAATTCATCGTGCCGATGCTGATTTTTACTGGGGCTCGGAAGCGTGAGGTACTGGACGTGAGGTGGAGTGATATCGATTTCGAACGCCGTGTCTGGCGAATTCATGTCAACAAATCCGGGAAGGCACGTCATGTACCGTTGTCGTCGGGAGTCATACAGCTTCTCAGCGATGTGAAGCAATATCACAGCGTAATGTTGCGGGGCGAAACTAGCAGCGACTGGATTTTCCCTAATCCGCGCACAGGTAAACCATACATCCAGATACATTATTCATGGGATACAGCCCGAAAACGAGCCGCGTTACCAGGGTTTCGGATTCACGACCTTAGGCACTCTTTTGCTAGCTTCCTGATCAATGCTGGCCGCTCGCTTTACGAGGTTCAGAAAATTCTCGGACACACCCAGATCAAAACTACTCAGCGCTATAGCCATCTAGCTCAGGAAACATTATTGGCTGCTGCCGACACAGCGTTTGAGGCATTGGGAGATTCCTTCTCTCCTCCTCCTGCGCTGAGGGTCAATGCGGCGCCGGAGCTGTCACAGCTGACCTTATCGAGCAACTGACTTGTAATCAGTAGGTCCCGGGGTCGACTCCTGGTGCCGGCACCATATAAATCAAAGGCTTGCAGCGATGCAGGCCTTTGTTTTTTCCGCTACACGTAACAAGCCACGTAACAAGCGAGTGTGTGCAGCACACCGAGCGCTTGTGCTGGCGGCCACAGAAGCGTCAGACTTGGCGCACTGCTCCGTAGCGTTCCGCCGTTTTCAGGTTGACCCCTCGGAAAATGGTAATTTTGGTAATCGGTTTTTTGAAATGCTCTGAAAGCCTTTAAAATCAAGGGCTTGAGAGATATTGTTAATGGTAATTTTATGGTAATTGATTAGTAAGATGATTACTTTTAGGCAGGGTAATTTCCCTCTTGAAAAATATCGTTATAAATCAGTCACTTATAAATAAATTACCTTTCAGATTACCCCTTATTACCACCCCCGGTAATCGCTCCAAGCCACGTAACACAAGGCTTGCAGGGTCATCGCCTCTCAAAATTACCAAATTACCCTATCCCCGCCGCCCTCCTGAAATGCCACTTTGCCATCACTCAAAAACACCTGAGACCCGCTCGTTTGCTCGTTTTTTGAAATAGCGAAAAATGGAAAACACAGCCGCTCGGCGTGCGTAGGTTTATGCAAAAGGGCAAATCAGCTGCAAGCCTTCCCCCGCTTGGCCTACAGCTATTTCACGGCCTCGACATAGAGAGGTTTTCCAGGGCTGGAAGTGATCGATCACGAATTTGAAAACACGCTGAAACTCCCGTTTTTCATTTTTTCGTCCAATGAATCCAGGGGTATCAGCTTTGGCCCAGTCACGCCGGGTCCTCGCGTCGATGTGCAATGGCGCTACATTTCTTTGCAAAACTTTGCACAGAGTGCAATGGCCGATCGCCTGTGAGAGCCCACAGCGGGCCTGGGCTGGAGTCCTGATAGCACCACCATCGTGGTTTGCACTAAAAAGGGACACAAAGCCCGTCGGCGAGGGGGGGATAAGTGTTTTCTCCGGAAGTTTTTTTATTCAGGCCGTGTTTTTCTCCGGCGTGCATTTCGTCCGGAGAGCTGGCGTCACCATGACAGAATGGATTACTGTTTATACATACAGTTATTTCAGAGCAGGTGGTGATGGACATGCACACAATCGAACGGACAGCGGCGATCGCCACCTGGAAGGTTTTACTGAACGACAGCATCGCCCTGCTCGAAAACCCAGGTGCTCAGCACAAAGCGCTGCTCAGGACAGCCCACTCGCTACATCGGTCCCAAGTGATTGATCGTGACGACCTGAGCGATATGTTGGAGCTGGCCGACGGGGCGTTGGAATATGCCGTCGAGGCGCAGCTCGATCAGCAAGTACCTGGGGAAAGCTGATGGGCTATCTGACCTATAGAGGTCCGGCAGACGCTGTCCTCACCGTCGGCGACGGGGAAGTTCTTCTGCAGGGGGTGGTGGTGCTTTTTCAGCAGACACATACCGCGATATTTGAACTCATGTTTCCTGAGTGTCCAGAGCGTGCGAATTGCTCACATGTGAGATTGACGCTGCCAGACGGGCATCAGGAATTTGGACGAGTCACCTACAGCACCCCCGGCGCGCTGGTGTTCAAAACCGAAGACGACTGGGGCAAGCTGGGTTGTCAGCCATGAGCATTCGCATAATGGAGTTGCCCACTGGGGTACGCACCGCTGTGCTGAAGTTGCTGGTAGCCGTTGAGACAGGCGAGAGTATTCAAGCTGTGAATATGGCGAGCCAGCGGGCCGAAGGGTTTGTCTTGGGGCTTGAGACTGCTCATGCGCTCAAGCCCGATATGATTGAATTCTTGTACACAAATTTCGACGCAGCGGCTGCCCAGCAGCGGACAGCCATATGTGATGCGATGAAGGCGCTTAATTAGCGAGACTCGGCGCCAGAATCCGCTAGTATTTTTTTTGCTGCAATGACCACATTTGGTGTTGAAGGGTAGCCCTGCACCGAGTAGTTGACATGCTCATATTCATAGTCAAGCACAGCAAGGGCCATCGCGTAATACATATAAACGCACGTCATCATGTTACTGTAAAGCTCTTGGGCAGTGAAGTTCTTATCTATCAGCGAGCCGTGGGCTGCTGGGTGCCTAAGATCATTCCACACCCTTGCCGACTTAACATCGAATATTTTGTATAGCGTGTTTGTAGAACTGGAATTCTTCGCTGACCTTAAACTACCCAAAAGCTTGCTAGCGACCCTTTCAGTAAACAATGAGCCGGGCTGTTCTGCAAGCCGTTGCAGTTCTGGAATAGCTGCTTCACATTGCGCGACGAAGATGGGGTCAGCGGCACTAAAAGCTTTGAAATACTGTTCAGCCATGCCGTCAACTACAACGCAAGCTGCTAGGGCGGCGGGCTCTAAACCAGACAAGCGAGCCATGGCAATATCTCTATGATAGTGAAGGAACCGGGGTTTTCCGTCTGCACAAAGACGAACGATGCTTTGGACCAAACTGATACAGTGTGCAGAATGTAATGGTGATTGGCACTCGACAGGGGCCTCAAGTGACCACATGACCCCAAAGCTTTCTACTGCGGTAACATCGGTAATATGTCGCTCAGGCCCGCTGCTTAGTCTATAAAATGGCTTAATTTCACGACCAGTCACAAACTGAATTGCTTCGATGCAATAGCCATGCAGGGCGTCGTCAAATGACTCATCAGAGTCGGTGACAAATTCCAGCGTCTTTTCATTAATAGTAAGTGTACATGTGACCTTGTCTATCACGAAGGTAGTCTTGTTGAGAAACGTAGATGTGTAGCTCTTGGTCGTTCCATTAGCAGGAAAGCGTAGCTCATCATGAAATGCGATTGTACTTATGTAATGCCGGGAATTCACAGGAGGGCTTTGTTGGTTCACGGCAACAGCAGTTCCGCTAAGTATTACACCTCTATTATGAGTGTCGACCGCGCTATTAATCCAGACTTTGTCAGTTGTCCAAACCTCTCCATCTATTGAAACAGCCTCTACTCTGAAGTATCCGGACTCTATTATCTGACCCGGGAGCAGATGAGAACATAGGTAATTCGAATCAATAAACCCTCGAAACAAATCGACCTCTGCAGGAATCACCGGGAAATGCTGAATATCAAAGTAGCCGTCTGGGTTTTGTACTATCCGTCCTGGCCCTCGATAAGTCTGCGTCTCATGGGTCAACACCATGTCAGGGCAATCGAGCGTTAGCGCATATGCCTGGATATCGCTTATCACGCGTTGCGGGGCAGTTAAGATTGGCTTCATAGCATTCCGTTCCCTGGGGAAAAACTTCTAGAGCAACAGAATGCGTTACAACTGAGACGATTCCTAGTGTAAGGACCAGTTACGGCACTACAAAGTCACGGAGCCCAGCTCTGCCGACAGCAGCGCCGCTTTTACGGCGTCTGCAGTGAACGCGGCCGCGTTGACTGGGGGCTGACCCACCTGCGGGTGCACGTGGGCTGCGATCTGCGTGTTCATCTCCTGGAGCAGATCCAAGGTGTCACAAAGCACCCGGAAAATGTTGATCCCTTCCGAACCTACGTGATTTTTCGGTGCTATTAGCTGCTGGCTGATCCCGGCGACACTTCGGCGCAGACCTGCGATCTTTTCCTGCATGTCGCCACCCACGGCAGCGTTGTGCTTCTTGCCGACAACCAGGTTGAGGTCGCGGCCGGTCGCCTGGTGCATGTCGTCGACGGCGGCGAAAGTGGCGGTACCGGCTGAATTGAGCTTGAGCGCGCCCAGGGCGTTGATCCGCTTGGTGCCCCCCACATCCTCGGTGGAATGGTTTTCCACCTCCTGGACGTGGCTCTGGTACTTCTCGCTGTTGCCCAGGGTTTCCACTTCGCGCTCCAGGGAATGGTCGCGAATCTTGCCGTCAGTGAGGCGCAGCCAATTGCCGTCCGCATCGACGCGCTGCTGCACGGCGTCACTGTGTTGCCACACCTGGTCGCCCTTCGGCACCTTGGGCAGGCTCAGGCCGTGCGGCAGGATCGTTTGGATGTAGGGCTTGCTGGGCGAGCCATACGCGAAGCACACCACAACCTGGGTGCCTTCCTGGGGAAACGCAAACATGCCCATTTCTTCACCGCCCGAGGGCAACGGCAGCGGCACGCCAGTCAGTCGTGGTACGGCAGGATCTGCCTCACCATCCTGGCCAAGTACTTCGATGTCGACCGCGTAGCGCGGTCGGAAGTCGTCGCACATGGATGCGTCGGCCGGAGCGTCAGCCACCCCTACCACGCGAGCGAAGCGCGGCAAGTGATAGCCGCCGGTGAGTTCAGGAAAAAGGCGTTCTACGCTGCGCTTGATTGCGTCGTCCATTTGATGGCCATCTGTGTTCCGGCAAGCGTGACACTGGTGATCCGCTCGCCCTGGTTGATTGATGCGCCTGGTCGCAACCCGGGAAGGGCCGAGACCATCGCGCTTTGATTGCCCTGGTAGCCGTCAAACAGGCTGACCGGCAGCTGCAGCGCTGGTCGCACGCCAAAGAAGCTGTCCGCCCAGGAACCCACGAACACTTCCCCGTCACCCTGTTGCTGCCAGATAAAGTCGGGTATCCCGAACACCGTGCCCATGCTGTCCATGGCCTGATATCCAGCAGCCAGGCTGTAGAAATACGGGGCTTTGACCTTGGTGTACGGCTGGTCCGGAACACGGAAGCGCAGCCCGGTCTTGCTGCTGATATCGTTCAGCACGGCGCGCAGATCCACGTGGCGCAGGTTCATGGGCATGGACTTGGCCAACACGGCGGCAACCTCTCGGCAAAACACGATCTGCTCGATGCCATTAACCGCGGTGCATCGCTCGACGTAGCCAATGAAGTGCCGCTGCAGGGCGGATTCGTTGTATCCGATGTCCAGCGTGACCAGACCGCTCACCTGGGCGCCGGCCTGAATGGT